AATGGAACGTCAGGCTCAGATGCAGAATCAAGCAGCAGGCTTGTCAGGCGAACAACAGCGCATGGCAGCAGGTCAGCAGTTGGGTAGCTTATCTAATCTAGGTTTTGGCATGGGACAGACTATTCAGAACCGAATGGATCAGCAAGGTGCAATGCAGCAAGCATTGAATCAACAGCTTATTAACGCAGGCAAGAATCAATACGCTGGATACACAGGCGCACCAGCGCAAAGCCTACAGTATTTGTTACAGGCAGTAGGTGGCGCACCAGCTTCTGGTTCAGCAACAGAGACTTATGACGCAGGCTTATTTGACTATCTGACTGCTGGCGCAAAGGCATACGCTACTAACCCGTTAGCGATAGGTAAAGCACTTGGTTTTGGAGTTTAATATGGGCTTATTAGATCAAATTATTGCTAATGCAAAAAACGCATCTCCTACAGCAGCTTACGATGGTGAGTTAGCCTTAAAAGAAAGGGAGAATGCTTTAAGTTTTGTTCCTAATAATCTTGGCGGTGTGCAAGCAACTCCAGCTACGATGAGAAATAACTCAGCAATACCATCATTTAATAGTTTACAGCCACCACAAGCCCCACAAGGTATGTCAGCAGATGACAAAAGCGCATTAGCGTTAAGTTTGGCTGGTAGCTTTGCAGGCATGAGTGGTAATCCTAACACCAACAGCATCATGGCTGGTATTGCAGGTCAGCAAAAGGCTTTACAGGGCAGGCGCGATAAGCAAGCCGATTTAGAGCGTAGTGGATTGCAAAATGCAAGCATGATGGCTGCAATGAGAGAGGCTGGTGTAGATGACAATCTTTTGGCTATAGCTAAAAACAGCCCAGAATTGCTTAAAAGCATTATGAAAAGCTATACAGATTTTAAGTTAAATCCTGCTACAGATAAGAAATTTGCTAAGAAATATTCTACGCCTAGAATAGATCAAACTACTGGAAAGTATTTTGTTATTGTTAGTGACCCTAATAACGGTACTGTAGAGCAGATTGAAGTTAGTGGTGCTACAGGTCTTACAGATCAAGAAAAACTAACAATGGAAAGCAACGAAGTTTTAAGACAGCAAGATATTGCCAAGGCTAAAGAAGTTGGTCAGCAGGCATTTGGTCAAATGGAATCTATGCAGGGTGTTGTTAGGGAGCTAAGTACAGCCAGACGGTTAATTATAGAAGAAGGTGCTAGTGCAGGCATTATGCAAAAGTATATGCCATCATTTGATGCAGCTACTTCTGAGTTTAGGGCAATAGCTAACCGTCTTGGTATAGAGGTTATCAACTCTGCTACCTTTGGCGCATTAAGTGAAACTGAGTTAGCACTAGCCCTTGAGACTGGATTCCCAAGAAACTTGTCAGGTGATGAGTTAATAAAATGGATAGATAAAAAAATAGCAGCTCAAACTAAAATGTCTCAGGCTCTTTACAATAAGGCTCGTAGCTTAACATCTGGAATTACATACTCATCATTTATACAGAATCATGGCAGAAAAGATGATGATAAAGGTGAGAATTTAACTCCTGCTCAAAAAGAATTGAAGCGAAGAGGTTTGCCATACTAATGAAGTCATTTAGCGATTTAACAGATGCTCAATTAACTGCTTACAATAAAGGTGATTTATCTGGGTTTACAGATGATGAATTAACTTCTATAGCAGGATTTGAATCTGCTGATAAAGCGCAACCTAAAGCAGTTGTTGATGATGGCATTGGAAGTGTTATCAAAGAAACCAAAGAGGGTGGTAAGTTTTATCGCCTTGGTGCTGGTAAGGTTGGGTATTCATCAACAGGTTACAGCACAACAAACCAAGAAGAAGTTAAAAGATTGTTATCTGAAATGGCTAGTGAAGACTTTATCCAGCCAACCGAACAGGCAATGACTCAGCAGCGTCAGGACATTATTAGTCAAGCACCTTTAACTGCCAGAGGCTTAAAGTTTAGTGAAGGCACTGTGGCTGCTGGCTCTTATATTGACGAAGCAGCAGAATCCATTGATCCACAGTTAGGAGCAAAAACACGCGCTGTATCAGCAGCTATGGATGAAGAAAATCCAATAGAAAGTATGTTACTTCAAACTGCTGGTGCAGTAGTGTCAGCCTTGCCTGTAGGTATGCTTGCTGTAGGCTCTAGGCTAACAGGCGCAGCAGACTTTGTAGCAACCAACCTAACTAGGGGCCAGAGAATGCTTAGTGGCCTTCTTAAAGGCGTACCATTAGCCACGGCTGAAGGCGGTATCTACGGTTATGGTGAGGGCAAGGATGGCACAAGACAAAAAACAGCCACAACAGGTGCAATGTTTGGCTTAGTTCCTTCTGCTGGGTTAGCACTTGGTGGGCCTGTACTACAAGACTTTATAAAGCGAGTTAGGGAAGCTGACACTGGATTTATTGCAGATATTTTTGAAATATCCACAGGTGCAGCTAGGCTGGTTAAAGATGCCTTTTCTAGCGGTGCTAGTTTAGACGATGCAGTCGCTCGTATCCGTTCAGCAGGCGATCAGGGCATGATTGCAGACGCAGGTACAGCAGCAGATCATTTACTTGATGCAGCAGCAGCGACTACCCCAGCGGCTTCAGAGGCAACACAGCAGGTTGTAGGTAATAGAGCAGCAGCAGCCAGTAGAAGTATTACTGAAACGATGGATGAGACTCTTGGCGTTACGCCAGCAGGAAACAAGGAAGCGTTTAAAGAAATATCTCAGAAATCAGCCGCAGATAGAAGTGATGCTTATGAAACGGCTTATGGTAAAGCGGTTGATTACTCAAGTGCAGCAGGCATGAAGATTGAAGAAGTATTATCTAGGATAAATCCTAAAGCATTGCAGAATGCTATTTCAGAAGCTAATGATGATATGTTAGCAGACGGGGTTAGCAATCCTCAGATAATGGCTATCATTGGAGAAAATGGCAAGGTGTCATTTAAAGAAATGCCTAATGTGCAGCAGCTTGATTACATGAAACGCGCATTAAATGCTATGGCTGATGATCTTACAGACCCATTGACAGGTGCTGTTCAAAGCAGCGGTAGAAGGTTTATTAAACTTTCCAAAGAGTTACGGGCGGCTATTGGTGATGCGGTTCCAGAGTATAATGTTGCCGTTAAGCTGGGCGGTGATAAGATTTTAGAAGATAACGCATTAAAGCTTGGTGGCGTATTATTAGACAAGAAAACCAAGCGTGAAACTGTAGAGTATTTAGCAAAAGCTTCAGTAGATGAAAGGGCAGCAGCCTCACAGGGTGTAAGAAGCCAAATAGAAAACACTTTGGCTGAAGTAAAGAATAGTCTAGCAACTCCAGATTTAGACATTAAAGAGGCTCAAAAGCTGCTAACAGATTTGTCATCACGCGCTAATTTAGAAAAGCTTGCTTTTATTATTGGCCCTAAAGGTGTGGCTGATATGATGGAAAAGCTAGAGATGGTTAGACGCGCACTTACTTTACAGCAGGCAGTTGCAAAAAATAGTGCTACAGCAGGAAGAATTTCACAGCAGCGAATAGCAGAAACGCAATTAAACGCAGGGCCAGTTAATGCCTTAATGAGAGGAAAGCCATTAGCAGCAATACAAGAAGCTATAATGTTAGCTTTAGGAACTGATGCCAAGAGTCAGGCTGCAAGATCATCTGCCATGTTTGGTGATGTCATAAAAGCTTTGACCAGTATGCGAGGTGAAGAAGCGGTTAATGCGTTAGAGTTAATGACTAAGGTAATAAACAAACAAATCCAGATAACTGACGTACAAGCTGATAAAATAGCTAGATTGGTTTTATCCCAAGCACCAGCTACAGCCGTAGTTTCTGGTCGCCAGATTAACGAGGACAAGTAATGCCACAAATGACAGAACAGGATATTCAAAGCGCAATCACAGACGCGATACAAAGTGCTATTGATTACGTTGACAGTGACATTGCAGGCCAGCGTGAACGCGCTCAGAGTTACTTTGATGGCAACGTAGACCTAGAGCATGAAGAAGGTCGTTCACGAGTTGTTTCTACAAAAGTGCGTGATGTGGTGCGTGGTGCTAAACCAAGCCTGATGCGAATCTTTATGTCTAACGATAAGTTCGTTGAGTTTGTGCCAAAAGGCCCAGAAGACGTTCAAAATGCAGAGCAGGCTACAGCTTACTGCCATTGGATATTCAACAAGGTTGGTGGGTATAATGTCCTGTCTAACGCGATACATGATTCTCTGGTTAAGAAGGTAGGTCTAGTTAAGGTCTGGTGGAATACTGAGACAATCGCTAAATCTTACACCTATGAGAATTTGTCAGATGAAGAAGTGCAGGTACTGGTCAGCAAAGAAGGCGTAGAGGTTGTTGAGCATCGCCAAGAGATTGAGATGGAGATGGATGAGTTTGGCTTAGATATTGAGCGTAACGTCCACAGTATGGTCATTTCTCATAAGTATGAAGAAGGCGAGATGGTCATTGAGGGCATCCCACCAGAGGAATTTTTCATTGATGGTTCGGCTAAATCCATTGATGACGCTTACATCTGCTGCCATCGCAGTGAGAAACGCGCTGGCGATTTAGTGGCTATGGGTATAGATCAAGACGTTGTGGATGGTCTTAACGGCTCAGACAACGACTCATTGATTGGCAATGTTGAAAAGATACAGCGATTTGGCGAGACTATCCAAGACGATGAGGATGTGGATAATGACCCGTCAATGCGTCTAGTGTTGGTGACAGAGGCTTATATGCGTTTAGACGCAGAGGGCGATGGCGTACCTACATTACACAAGTTCCTTTGTGGCGGCACTGATTACGAAGTATTAGAAATGGAGCCGTGGGACAAAGCCCCGTTTGCTGACTTCCAAGTTGACCCAGAGCCACACGCCTTCTATGGACGCTCTTTGGCTGAACTGGTATTACATGACCAAGACACCACCACCAGCGTACTACGAGGCATTTTAGACAACGTAGCCCTAACCAACTCACCACGCTTAGAAGTAATGGAAGACATGGTGGAGATGGATGACGTTCTGAATAACGAAGTGGGTGCTATTATCCGCAGTGAGCAGATCGGCTCTGTTAACCCATTAACGGTTCCTTTTGTGGCAGGCTCTACGTTACCAGCTTTACAGTATCTTGATATGTTGGTTGAAGAGAAGACAGGTATCTCTAAGATGAGCATGGGCGTTAACGCTGATATGCTTCAGAATACGTCAGCTACTGCCGCTGCACTAACGGCACAAGCTGGTGCTGGGCAGGTCGAGGTAATGGCGAGAAACCTTGCTGAAGGCACTAAGAAGCTATTTCAACTCATGCTACACGTTGCGATACAAAACTCCCCAGACGAGCAAATGATGCGTCTAAACGGTGAATTTGTACCTGTCGATCCAGCAGTGTGGGACGCAGGCATGGATATGTCTATTAATGTCGGTCTAGGCACTGGGCAGGAGGATGCTAAAGCAGCCGCATTGATGCAGACGTTCCAGACTCAACAGCAGATTTGGCAGACCTACGGGCCTAAGAACGGCTTAGTTAGCATGACACAGATGCGTAACACGTTAGCTGACACATTGGCCTTGAGTGGGTTTAAGAATGTTGACCGATATTATGCACCAATGACCGTAGAAATTGAGCAGCAATTAATGGCTGAGATGGCTCAAGAAGCAGAAGCGGCTCAACAGGCAGCATTAGAGCAAGGTCAGCAGGGCGATCCAATGGCACAGGCACTAATCCAAGCTGAACAGATTAAAGCGCAGGCCAGTATGCAGGGCCAGCAGATGAAGTTGCAAGGCAAGATGCAAGGCGATCAGATCAAGATGCAAGCAGATATGCAGGTCAAGGCCGCTCAGATGCAGTCTAAGCAGGGTACTGAACTGGCTGAATTGCAACTCAAGTATCGTGAGCTACAGTCATCTAATGACTTAGAGCGTGACCAGATGAATCAAGACCTTCTTGTGGAGGCTGCTAAGATTCTAGGCCAGTACGGTACAGCGGTTGACGTTGAGCGTGTCAGGGTGATGCAAAATGCCCCACGGGATGAAATGGGCAATATGCTATGATCTTAAAGGCTCAAGCAGAATATTTACTCAAAGATGATACATTTACGACAGTATTTGATATAATCCGACAAGAACAAGTAAAGAAGTTCTTAAAATCTAGCAAATCCGATACGGAAACTAGAGAAGATGCTTATGCAATGACGCAGGCATTAAACCAGTTTGAAAATATCCTTAAAAGTGCAATCACTAATGAGGTTATGAAAGAACGCAAAAAATAGGATAGCACCGTGGAAACGACTAACCAAAGCATAGAAGATGCAGTTGATGCGTTAATGGCTCCAGTGGAGTCAGAAGCAACCGAAACAGAAGCACCCGAAGCTGAAGTAGCAGAGGTTGAAGAAGAAGAGGTTGAGCAAGAAGAATCAGAATCAGATGACGATGCAGAATATGCTGAAGCAGATGATGACGATGATGATGAATATGATGAGTCAGACGATGAGCCAGCCGATCAAGTTGAGCCTGATACATACACCGTAAAGGTTAACGGTGAGAATGTTGATGTAACCCTAGATGATCTACGCAAAAGCTACAGTGGACAAAAATATATTCAAAATGGCATGAAGCAAGCGGCAGAGCAGCGCAAGCAAGCGGAAGAGGCTTTTAACGGTCTTAACCAACAGCGTGAGCAGCTTAACCAGCTTATGCAACAGGTAGAGCAGCAGGGCGTAATATCGCAACCAACTCCACCTAGCAAGGAACTGTTAAGCGCAGATCCGCTAGGCTATATAGAAGCAGATGCTACTTATAGGGAGCAAATGGGAGCGTACCAAGCCCAGCAGCAGCAAATTGGACAGCAACAACAAGCAATGCAGCAACAGCAAGGACAGGCACATCAGGCCCACTTGCAGTCGCAGATGGCAGAACTACAACAGGCTATTCCAGAATTTAGTGATGCTAAGAAAGCACCTAAGATGAAGGAACGGCTCGTTAAACAAGGTATGGCTGAAGGCTACACTGCCGAAGAAATCGGTGGAATTGTAGACCATAGGGCCATGAAAGTTCTCCATAAAGCAATGCTATACGATCAGATGATGAAAGGGGGCGGTGATGTACAAGCCAAACTCAAAAAAGCTAGACCGTTGATGAAGGCTGGAACCAAGAAGCAACCTACTACTGATGCTAAAAAGCACAGCAAGCAAATGTCAAAATTGAAAAAAACTGGCAGCGTAGCAGACGCAGCCGCATTATTGTTTAGTAGTTAA